GCATTACCACAGGGTCTCCTACAGTAGATGCTTCAGTCATTGCTCAAGAGCACGAACTAAGCCTCGTAGGTATCACTACTAACGCCCCGTCTGTCCCATCTATTACGATGTCAGAAGATGAGACGTTCAATGCTGAACCTATTACCTCTGGTATCCCAACTGTAGGGTCTCCTGAGGTCGCACAGGGACACGCCCTTAGTGGCAACTCTATCGAGACTGGTGTACCTACCTTAGGCCAAGCTACAACGTCTCAGGGACACGTCCTAGAGGCTGCTAACATCACTACAGCACCTTCCACTGTGGGTAGCCCAGTGATGGTGGTTACAAGGGTTCTTTCTGGTGATGATATTGCCACACAAGAGCCTACGGTAGATACCTCCGCTATTACGCAGGTCCACTCTATTTCCGCTGATGGGATTACAACTGCTCCAGCTTATGTAGACACTTCAACTCTTGTCGTAGTCTTCCACCTCCTTGGGGTATCAATCCTCACAGGTCAGCCTGTAATTGGTGAACTGTATATCAACGGGTCCAGACGCAGGGTTGTTTCGGTAGACGGTAACAGCGACAACTCAGTAGACATAGCTGAACTCTACAATGACGTAGAGATTGGGGACCACAACTACGCAGACTACAACAACGAATATAACAGGGTTGCTTAATAACAATGGCTTTCAGTATTAAACAAAATGATACTTCCCCGTCTTTGCAGGCAACCCTGAAGGACGCGTCACTGACACCAATTAACCTAAGTGGTGCTACAGTAATGTTCCACATGAAGTCGGTTGATGGTACAGTTAAGATTGATGAGACTATGACCATTACAGATGCTGAGAATGGTGTAGTTCAATACGACTGGCAAGTTGGTGATACAGACACAGTAGGCACTTACTATGTAGAGTTTGAGGTTACATACTCAGATGCTTCGGTAGAGACCTTCCCTAACAATGGTAATAAGGTTGTGTCTGTAGTTCGAGAGTTGAACTAATGACAACTTGGACTAGGCACTTATACGAACACGACTACCTAGCCATTGCTAAGGGCGAGTCTAACGGTTACGCCTCTAGAAACATCTTCGGTTATAATGCTCTTGTAGGTACATCTTATATTCCCCTGTGGGAGAACAACACAGTTTACACCTACCCCACACAACCTTTGACCATGACAGTCACATCTAACGCAGCAGACAATGGTGTACAAGTGCGCATCATAGGTCTTGATGGTGACTACAATGTAATCACTGAGGTTGTAACTCTGGCAGTATCGGTCGCAACAACCCAGCAATTCTTCCGTATCAATGATGTCGTTACGATCAGTGGAAACGCTGCCAACGACATAACGGTAAGCAACGGTGGGATAACTTACGCTAAGGTTCGTGGTGGTGACGGTAAGAACCAAGCTAGTATCTATACAGTACCCGCTGGGCATAGCTTGTACCTAGTTCGTATTGATGCTTTCTGTGCCACCGCTGCTCAGAACAACAGGCAAATCTTCTTCAGGAACCTCGCTTGCTTACCCAGCGGTGTAAAGTTGAGGGTAGCGGAGACTTCCTTCTTGGAGACTATGCACATTCAACGTCAAGTTCCTTTCAGGTACAACGAGAAGACTGACATTGAGTTTCAGCTTCATGGTAGTTCTGGCGAACAGTTTGTTAGTGTCTTTGGTGAAGCTATCCTATGTAAAAACGTAATAACAGGTGAACCATAATGGCCCAATACGCTAATGACATATTTACTACTGAGCCTGAAGCTATCTCCCGTAGTTATGACATGGGCCTCAATGGTGTTACTCACGTCTCTGATTACGATGGACAGGCTGTGTACATGCCAGGAGAGAGCCACGAGGCGTACCTTTCGTTCTACGAAGGGGGTGAGCCTACCGAAGAGGCAGAAGAGCCATCAGTAAGCCGTATAGAGGCTCTCAGGGCCGTTGTAGCTGAGATACTAAAGACTGACTTTGCTAAAGCTGAGTATCAAGGCGAAACTGTCACTCTAAATAAGCCTCGTCGTATCAAAGGTGGCAACAAGAAGTTTGAGGTGTTCGTACAGGACGGTGGCAAGGTCAAACGGGTAGCTTTCGGTGATCCTAACATGGAAATCCGTAGAGACGACCCTAAAGCTCGTGCCAATTTCCGCTCCCGCCATTCCTGTGATACCAAGAAAGATAAGACAACGGCTGGCTACTGGTCATGTCGTATGTGGGAATCCAACACATCGGTGGGTGAAATGACAAAGAATATCGAAGGTAAAATCCTTAAGACTGACGACGAACAGCGTATGGTCTACGGATGGGCTTCTGTAGTTACAGAAAAAGGTGAAGCCGTTATTGATCGTCAGGGTGACGTTATCGAAGCTGGAACACTGGTAAAAGCCGTTAATGAATTTATGGAGCATGTGCGGGTCGGCAAGGCTATGCACGTTGGAGATCAAGTTGGCGTAGTTGTCCACTCTCTTCCTATCACTAAAGAAATTGGTGATGCTCTTGGTATCCAGTCTGACCGTGAAGGATGGGTTGTCGCTTACAAAGTATTCGATGATACCGTCTGGGCTATGGTTAAATCTGGTGAACTCGCTGCGTTCTCTATAGGTGGACGTGCTATCAAGGAGGAAATCTAACTTGCCTAATCTCCTGAAAAACTTGCACCTTGAAGAACTTTCCCTTGTGGATCGTCCAGCCAATGCACAAGCAATGGTCTCTCTCTTCAAGCGTGACAATTCCGAAGAGGAAATTACGAAAATGAACGAAGAAATGGAAGCCAAAGTAAAGGCGTACATGGACGACAAAGGCTGTGGCCGTGGTGAAGCTATGAAAGCTCTCGGCTACGACATGGAAAAAGCTGATGAAGCTGTAACAGAAGAAGTCGCTGAGAAAGCCGCTCCTGAAGTTGAAGCTGTAGAAGCTCCTGAAGTTGACGTTGAAGCACTTAAGGCTGACTTTGATCGTCTTTCTGCTGAGAACCAACATCTCCGCAAAGGTTTGATTGACAATGGTTACGTTATTCGTGCCGACTCAATCGAGAAGAAAGCGGAAGAAGAAATGATGGACATCGACGGTGAGATGGTAGCTAAGAGCGACATCCCAGCCCCAGTCCTGAAAGCACTCGAAGCTGCTGCTGTAGCCAAGCGTGAACATGAGATCGAAAAGGCTGACCTTGAGTTGACAAAGAAAGCAGAAGAAATTCTGCCACACTTTGAAGCTGGTGCAGCTAAGTCTCTCCTGAAGTCATTCTCAGAAGATGATGGAATTATGGTAATGCTCAAAGCTGCTGATGCTGCCTTTGCTGCTTCCATGCAAGAATTTGGTAAGTCCGATGTAGACGGTGAGTTCGCTACCTCTGCTGACAAACTGGATGCTCTCGTAAAGTCCTACATGGACGAAAACCAACTGAAAAAGAGTGAATTTGCTAAGGCTTACGCTGCTGTAGCTAAGACCGAAGAAGGCAAAGCACTCATCACTAAATCCTACAAAGGGGAATAATCATGGCCGTCATGCAATCTCGTGATAACCGCACTTTCATCGCTGGGGAAGACCTTTCCGCAGCACAATTCAAATTCGTAACTCTGGAAGCCGATGGTCAAGTTGATCTGGCTGACGCTGCTGGTGAGAACGCTATTGGCGTATGTCTCGCTGGTGCTGCCGCTGGTGCTGCTGTAACAGTATGTGTCTCTGGCTCCGTAATGGTAGAAGCTGGTGGTGCTATCACTGCTGGCGACCAAATCCAAACTGGCGCTGACGGTACTGCCCTCTTGGCTGCCACTGGTGATGTTGTACTTGGTTATGCCCGTGAAGATGGCGTAGATGGTCAGATCATCGAAATCGAAATGATCCAAGGCGGCAACGTAGCAGCCTAATCTAGCATTTAAAGGAATAATCTAATGCCACTTTTGACCCCATCACAGGTACATATCGACCAGCCGTTGTCCAACTTGACACTGGCCTATGTACAAGAACAAACTAACTTTGTCGCTGATAAAGTATTCCCAACCGTAGGCGTTGCTCGTCAGTCTGACAAGTATTACATCTATGACCGTGCGAACATGAACCGCTCTGGTGACGTAAAGAAACTTGCGCCACGCACAGAAGTTAACCGCATCGGTATGGCAGTTTCTAACGCTGCTTATTATGCTGACGTTTATGGCCTCGGCATGGACTTCGATGAGCAAACTCTTGCTAACGAAGACGCAATGTTGGAAATCCGTTCCGCTGGCGCACAGACATTGACAACTCGCTTGTTGATTGACCGTGAAGAGCGTTTCGCTGACACCTTCTTCAAGGCTGGCGTCTGGACTACAGACGTAACTCCTGCAAACCTGTGGTCTGACTACACTAACTCTACACCAATCACTGATGTAACTACTGGTCGTCGCACCATGCAGTTGGCATCAGGTGGCTTCAAGCCAAACACAATGGTTGTTGGTAAAGAAGTTCGTGACATCTTGGTTAACCACCCAGACATCCTTGCCCGTTTGAACGGTGGCGCAACTGTATCAAACACAGCTTTGATTACAGATGCTAAACTGGCAGAAATCTTTGAAGTAGAGAACTTCTACGTCATGGAAGCTGTTAAGAACGGTGCTGTTGAAGGTCTGGCCGAAAGCAATAGCTTCATCGGTGGTAAGAACGCTCTGTTGGTACACACACCTCGTGCATCCGGTCTGATGACCCCTGCCGCTGGTTTGACATTCGCATGGAACTCAGTTCCCGGCGTAAACAACCTCGGTGTTACCGTTGAGTCCTTCTCTGACGATGCTCTTAAGCGTCAGCAAGTTGCAGAACACATCCAAGTTAAAATGGCTTATGACATGAAAGTCACAGGCGCTGACTTGGGTTACTTCTTCTCAGCCGTAGTCGCCTAAGCGATAATACTAAAGGTGTACCCTGAGCTTAACGGCTTGGGGTACAACCCAATATATAACAGAACGTAACAGTATTCATATAATGGAGAGTCCCTATGCACCCCACATACTTGGGTTGGCAGGTCGATTGGCCTGTGTTTATCAAGATGCCTTTACTGGCGGATAATACAAATTGGAAACGTGGAGATCACTTTAACTGGGCAGAGCGAGGTATAGACCAAGACAAGGTTGCTACCCTATACGCCGCTGGTTACATTCACCACAATAAAGAACTAGAGGTTCAGAACAAGGTTGGAGATCGACTGTCTGAACTAGCTGGTAAAGACTTAGAGACCTTAGTGAACTTACTTAATGTCGAGGTAAACAAACGTACCTCCAGTAAGACAGAGTTTGAAGCTAAGAAGTGTAAGAAGTCTAAGATTGACGATAAGCAACGAGGTCTAATCAGACGCTTCCTTAATGTTAATCGCTGGATTACAGAAGACTTCTACGACATTCGAGACAAGGTTCTCGCTGACTAATAACAACACCAGTTCGCTGGCACTCAGGAGACGACTTACATGGCATGGTCTTACGATCCTACAGACTTGGACACTACCACGGCTTCTGGTCGTCTCAACACAGTACGACTGCTAGTCGGGGATACTGACACGGTTGACCAGCAAGCTCAGAACGAGGAAGTTCTTTTTGCTCTATCTGAGAATGGTAACAACGTGTATTACTCAGGGGCTTGGGTTGCACGTTTAATCTCAGCTAAATACTCCCGACAAGTAACGACACAACTGAGTGGAGCCTTAAGTGCTGATTACTCAGACTTAGCCAGACAGTATAAAGCACTAGCAGATGACCTAGAGTATCAAGGTAAGACCGCAGGTGCTTCGGTGGGTGTCCTAGCTGGGGGTATCACTAAGAGTGGCATTGAGGCTGTACGAGCTAACACTAACCGTATCGAAGGCTCATTCCGTAGAGATCGTTTTAAGAACCCACCAAGCTATCAAACACCTGAATACGAATAAGGAGTAAGATATGTCATTCCGCTCCTTTGACCTACTTAACCTAGTTAGAGACTTTGGGGAGACCCTAACTCTACGCAAGGTTACTACTGCTGGTACATATAATCCAGCTACAGGGACAGTAGACAGTTCTGTCACTACAGACTACTCCGTTACGGCAT